CATGTGTAATAGCCCTTAGAAGGGTCAATAATGGTGGCGCGTTCGTTTTTCCATTGTTTTGTAACAACATTAGCCGCCGAGAACGTACTAGCAGCCGCAATGGTGACTACGTTTCCAGTGTCTACACGATAAGCTTGAGCGCTGCCGTCGGCTTGAAAAGCCATGACATAGTCTTTGTTGTCAATATTAACGGCATTAAAGTGCGTTACCGTATTGCCCCAAGTGACATTAGCCACAACTTGCTGGGCAGGCACGACTTTAAGGTTGCCATAGCCAATCGGCTGGATATTTTCAATCCAAGCAAACTCTTCGTCGGCAATGGCCGTACGGTTAGCCTTAGTGTTCAGCGCCTTAAACGCTTTAACAACCTGATAGCTTTTCTTTTGTTCAGGGGACTGAGCCATTAGAACCCCGAGGCGTAAGCGTTAGGTATTCTGCGCGTGAACTGCGTCGAGAGGACGTTTCCTACAAGTTTCTGGTACTCACCCTTGAAGATTTCGCTCTCGCCATAGCTCTGCTCGTAATACTTAGCCAGATGAGCGGCAAAGAACATAACAGGCTGTTGAAAAGGTTGAACAATGTCCACTTCAACGTCAGCTAACGCAACAAGGTCTGTTGGCTGAACAACGCTGTCTACTTCAATCGTATAGACCTGATCGGGAGACGGCCCAAGGTAGAACTTCTGTGGCCCATAATTTGAAAAAGCAATGGGACGGTTGTAATAGTTCTGCCAGTAACGAAGCTGGGCATTAAACTGCGACCAAGGCAAATAATTCAGCGGCCAGCGCGAATTGCCCCAGTACAGATTGATATTGATGATGTCGAGGGTCTTCGAACCGTTAGGCAAAGACGAATAGTCATAGACTTCTTGGTTAGTTACCGTAGCAGAAGTCTGAAGCTCACGTTTACATCCTGTATCACGGACAAGCTGATTACGAGACGTATTAATATACGCCGTTAGGTCTGTGTCAGAATAAAAATTCGCATTGGCGTCATGCAGAAGTCGTCTGGTCTGCGTGATGTAATCCTGAAGCGTGGTCATAGGTTTTCCACATCATGCAGCCTGCGTCCCTTTCCCCTCTCCCCGTCTTGGAACAGGAAGAGGGGTCCGGTCTACCGTTGGGGACGTTTCGCGGTAGCCTTGTGGCCGGGTCTGAGAAATCTCGAAGAGTTCGAGCTTCGCCAAGCCATCCGGCAAGTCATTAGCTGTTTTGGTCCAGTTAAGTCTTACAACAGCTTGCGTCTTGTCTCTTAGGCCATATCCAAAAACATGCTGTGCAACAGCTACAGGAATTTCAACGGGTATTCTGGGAAGAAAATCAAATCTCTTCCCATCCCACCCGTCGGTGAGTTTTTCCGTGCCTTTGTTTGTGACCCAAACGCTAGACATTAGAAGGTCACTATATCGCCGTAGACGCTGATAAACGCCTGAGTGTTAGCAACATTGGCTGTGACGTTTACGAACAAAGTAGTTGCTGTATAGCAAGTTTTTAACGTGTCCGTATTAAGAGTCAGGTCAACATAGCTTGTGCCTGTGGTCAGGTTTGTCAGCGTTGTCAAGTTTGCGACAAGGTTAGCGCCATCATTTGTGGTGCCAACCGTGACGTTTGCAAGTGCGGCAGAGGCTACAGCCCCGCCTGCGCTATTTGACAGATTAGCAACTGTGATACGACGAATGATGTATTCAGTCGTACCACCTGTGCCACCGGACAGAATAGGCAGAGCTACAACCGCATTTGCAGTGGTCGCGAGAGAAAACGGTGCTTTGACATTAGCAATGCGCTTATTGCCAAAGCCGTCTTGTAACTCGGAACCAACGCGGTTTTGATTTGCCATGACTACACCTCTTAGCTGTTGTAGGTGCCTGTCGCAGCATTACCGCCGTTGACTGTCCACAGAGTGACTGTGATGGTTCCAGCCGTTGCGTTTGCACGAACGCTGACACCATCCGAAAGCACAACCCCGCCGACGCCATTCGCGTTTACGGTACTCCAGCTATTTGCTGAACCCGTATACTGATTGACTTCAATGACGCAGTTTGCTGTTGCGGGGAGAATGTAAGTACCAGCCGGAATATATTGGGAATTTCCCATCGCGGTGGCATTACCAGCGCCCACGCTGGAAACAGTCACAGGTTGAAGATACGCACCAGCCGTGTTGGGAGTTGCGTTGGCGAGAAGAATTTTATTAAGGCCGAGTGCCATTGGTCGATCTCCTTAGAGCGAGAGCGAGTTGTAGCCAGTCACCTTAGTCATAGACTTAGGCTTCGTGGAAACAAGCTCAGCAATGTTAATGACCGCGCCGACATAGCCGATCTGCCAGTTAGGCAGAGTGCTTTCGAAGCCCGTGAACACAAACTGTCCCTGCTCATGAATATAGAGAGAGAGATAGTTGGTGTTGAGAAGGTACAGAGTACCTTCTGGGCAGTACGGGTCAGGATAGATCGGAACGCCAGCAACCATAAGGGCGCGGAACGCAGACTGTGGGCCATTTGCATCGCCATCAAAACCGTGACCCGGCGTGATGACATACTGTTCTTGACCAACATAATCCTGCGCCAGAAGCGTCCAAGTGCCAAAGCCGCAGACACCGAATGTCGGGACTTCAGCGCCGTTCTTGACGGTGCCGGAGATGTACTGAAGCACGTTCTGACGGGTCGGGTTGACCGAGCCAGCAGCGTATTGCTTTGACTTCCACCAAGTGTAGGTCGAGCGATTGATGTTGCCGTAAGTTGCAGTACCAGTACCATCGTCAACCGCAGCCGGGAGACCCGTAAACTGCTGGGTGTTGGTGGTATTGGTATAAAGGGCAGTAGCCATCGCATCCATCATCACGTTCGTCGCATCGTTCATACGAGCTTCGATGAGTGGGATGATTGCGTGGTCCTGCTGAACTGCACCTTCCATGCCGAGGAACGGCACGGGGGCGATCATCAGTTTAAGGTTAAACTCCGCATTGTACGCACCCTGCTGGACGGCAGGCTGAGCGAACGAACCGGAGTAATCAGACCACTGAGCATTGACGAACTGAGCGCCCTGCACCGGAACGGTGACGGACGACACACCGCCAGTAGCTGTTTGGCTATTGGCAATGAGAGCCGCAAGAAGAGGCGTCGAGTTATAAATCTGGACGACCATCTTGGGGATAAACGCACGGCGTGTGACGTACGTTAGTTCGGTATACTGGTTAGTGCCTGATGCGGGAACAATACCGCCACCAATAGGCATGTTAACACCTCATGTTTGGTTAAATTTGCGCCTTATCGTCCCCGTTACAGTCAAAACCCAAACGGACGCGGATTTTTCCGCAATTCGTTTAGAGCCTTGGCAGCCTCGTCTCGCGCTGCGCCAGCGGGATTAGCCCAGAACTTTTTCAGAGTGCCACGGGCGCTTTCGTCCAAAACATTCCTACTAAAGGAAGTCTGGGGCGTTGGCGTAGCCGCTTGCCGCATCCAAGTCCAGTAATCCGCAGCCGCTTCATGAGTGGTAATGCCTTTTTCCAGCATGATCCTCTCAATTTGCTCGATTTCTTCTTCTGATTTGGCTTTCCCACTTTTGATGAGATCACGACGACGACGATCCAAGTTGTCAATCGCCTCGCGTTCACGCAGCTTACCTTCAAGAAGGTTCACGCGATCACTAGCCTGTTCAAGACGGGCAGAGACTTCATCTTTCAAGTCAATGCTGTCTATGGTCAAAGAAGGACGAGCCTTCTTCGTTAGGCGCAAAAACGCCTCACGAGTATCAGGGTTGTCTGCCAGTTCACGAGCGAGCATTGCAAGCTCATCACGGGCATCCGACGAAAGGTCTTCAAGCGACGGCATTTAAGTCCCCTATGCTGTCTGGTTAGATAACTTTTTTTCCATCGCCGGGAGGAACAATCTTGTAGATGTTCTTTGATCCGGTTTTGGAAGCGTTGGAAAGGCCACCAAGGTGCGCGTAACGCGGCGTATTGGTGATCTGACCATTCTGTTGCTGATCGGTAGTCGGGTTGCGCGGCGCTGCGGCCTTACGCGGCTTAAACAAGTCCATTTGCTCGCTCCTACATGGGCGGGGTCGGGCCACCGGGCGGCATACCCGGCGGCATTGCGGGAGGCGCACCAGCACCCGGCATGGGCGGCGGCGCGGCAGGCATGGGAGGAGCGCCACCGGGGGGCATACCGCCACCCTGCATTGCACCTTGCGCCTGCGGGAGATTTCCAAGTAACTGCATGATTTCAGCGGCTTGGAGTTCATCGGTGCGAGGCTTTTTCGCCCCAATGATCGAAGTGAGCGAGTTAAGAGCAGACATCAGTTTCCGGCCTTCCGGCGTCTCGGAACCAATCTGCGGCAGGGAACGCTCAAGAAGGTCGAGTGCCATGCTTACATTAATCATGGCAGCTTCACGTTCACCTGCCTTGGGTTCCGGCGTCGCCATTGGCGCAGGCATCGGAGGCGGCGTATCGGACGCGGGCGCAGGCATACCTTCCCCAGCACCGGGCTGGGGTGCGCCTGCCATCAACTGCATAATATCCTGATCGGCCATCGAAACACCCAAGTTTTGTGTAGGTTGCTGACAAACAGCTTGAAAAGTCAAGCGGGGGATATTTTTTACGTCCGTCCCCCGTCAGACGATTTGTGCTACTAAAAACGGGACTAACCCGTTTGTTAGTTAGCGACGAGCCTTACGACCCTTGCGACCCTTACGCATTTTGCGTCTCCGTCATGAGAGGAATGGATGGTTTAGAAAACTAACTGTCCCTTGCGGGAAGCAATTAGCGCTTGCCCTTGCGGCCCTTACGCTTAGCCATGTGTTGGCCTCCTGTTAGAGTGACTGTCCCCAATTCGTTCAGCGGCGCTTGCCTCTACGGCTGCGCTTCACGGATTTATACATAGCTTACCTCACGTTCACACGTTGGTTCTGCCGCCTTGTCTGGTCATTCCCTATGGAGCGAATAGACGATACGCGGTACTGAAGGTTCGCTGGTTTTTGTTCGCGTGTCAATTCTTTAGAACTAAAACGCGGTTGGTCGCCTGTAGTTGCTTGACGTTCAGCCACCTTGCGCTCCTTTTTTCATGGGAGTGACGTTAGGGCCACCCGCTTCAGGGGCGGGAGCTTTCTTTAATTTCTCTTTGAGCATCTGCTTCATGGGCGGGTCGATCAGGTCGAGCAAGCTCTCCTTGTCGATAGCGCCAGCCTTAAACAGATTGAACGCCATAGCGCGAGTATCTTCCATGAAAATCGGGCTATTCGAGTGGGCGTCCACTTTAACCATATAATCCTTGGTAAACTGTTCAGCTATGAACTTCATACCATCAGCATCTTTGTAATGCGTCGGATCATAGGCTTGGATTAGTTTCATGTAGAGCGTCGCCATCTTTTCAAGGGAAAGCTCTACCTGAAGGGCGCGGCGTTTTGCTCTGCTTGAGCCTAATCTAGCAAGCTGGGAAGCGTGACCAGCGGAGCGCACACCGCTTTCGCCACGCCCAGACAGAACAGAAGAAATACCGGAGGCTTCTTCAAACCAGCCGTCGATCTGTTTGATCTGTTCATACAGGTCAGCGGGCATTTGCGGGGCAAGACGATCAGCCTTTGCGTTAGGCATGTCGGTCGAGAGCAAGCCGCCGGGACGGTTCAAAGCAAAGTTTTTTTCATCCAAGATGCCCGTAAAGCCCATGAGAGCA